GACGATTCTCAACAAGTTTACCAGCCAGCGTTTCAACTGTTGGCAAGATATAGTTGAGCACCATGCGAACTCGCCAAGGCGGCGGGTTATCTTGGGTTAAAAGCCGTGACACGCGGTTATACCTTGACCACTGCCTCCCGGTGAAAAACGCCAGCGACATCCACGTGTTTTCTATTACTTTCTGTTTTGTGCTTTCCGAGATTCGCCATTGCTCATGAACATAAGAAGAGGTCTTTTGCTCCTGCTCTGTTGGCTCATGAGTCTCAACGCCTTTTTCACTATAGGCGTCTGTGATTGGTCCCGAGTCCATCTAACCTCTTTGCCTCATCCAGGCTGGCCGCTCCTGCTCGTTAGAGCGCTCAGTCATTTGCCGCCGCATGAGTTCAGCAGCCCGAGCGCGCCAATCCATTGACCTTACTTCCCCCAGCACAGACCCAGACTTTTGCCCAGGCGGCGCTGCCGTGGCTTGCTCAAGCGATGGCGGTTCATCCTGACCACTCAGCAGTTCAACAATCTTCTGGTCTAGCTCCCCACGGGGACGACCAAATCGCTGGGTTGTTGGATCACCCTCTTTGGCAAGCGCAGGGTTATATACCTTTGGAAGCGCCACTACAGACCGGCTCTCGCGGTAGCAGCTTCACGCATTGCACCGGGACCAGGCTCCTCGACTGGAGCTCCCATGTCTTCAGGTGGAGCGTCCCCGCCGCCTTCAATCTCTGCACTAATGGCCGCTTGAACTTGCTGCAACACCTCTGGTGGAAGTGTCAGCAACATCGATATTAACTGGTCTACCTCTTCCGGGCTTGGGCCAGCCTCCGCGCCTGGGGGTGGACCCATGGGACCGCCCATTGGAGGACCGCCCATTGGAGGACCGCCGGGACCGGGAGGTGGTGGTAATGCTGCCATTATGCTCTCCTTGATTGTAGTCGTCGTTTGATTCGTTCAGCCGCTGTCATCGTTGGACCGCCGCCGCCCGACATTTTTACATAACCTGTGTCGATTTGTTGTCTTGGGCCAGCGGCAATATTGCCATATGCTCCCGCACCGGGAGCGGGCTTGACCTCCTTGGCCTCAAACTGAATCCTTTGCCGCTGCGCCCGATCAAGAGCGGCGGCACGCTTCGCAGCTTCAGCCCTCTTTTTTGCTGCGTCTTCTGCGGCACTGTTTTGCATTGCGGTTGTTGTTAGATTGCCAATAAGCGAAATCGCTCCGCCAATGAGCGCACTTGCGATAACTGGATCCATTGCTACTGTCTCCCAACCTCGTACTCAAACTGCTCTCGGTACTTTACGTCAAATTCATCCCAAGCAGAACTGCTATTATTCATAATAGCAATTTTTAGTTGCTTGTCTTCAATTTCAATTCGGTGAGTTAAGAACCTGGAAAGCGTCAGACAGAGAACGCCAAATGGAACCGCAGCGATAAGACCTATAATGAGTGTTACAACTACCAAACCGTCCCCAAGTGTGGATCCCTGTCTTCGTCAGGGGTTACATTTAAAAAGTTAGCCACGGCATCCCGAGGCAATTCCTTTCTTTCCACATACGGCTCTGATAGTGACGCATCTCCCAGCTCAGAGTCAAGGTAGATTGCAATCGACATTGCCATCACCGCGTCATCGTGTGCCCCAGGCATTGCTTCCGCACGACCTCGCATGTTCTCAATAAACGTTTTACATTCGCCCATTAAACGTAAAGAGTTGAACGTCCAGCTCCGTAATCGTATTGCTTTTCCAAGCGCGGCAATTGCCGCTTCGCGTTGACCTTGAGATTGAGTTCTAAATCCAAAACGCTGAGTCCAGTTGCCGGAAGTTGAACGGACATACAGATTCGTGTATCCATCTCCCCTATACATATCGAGCAACTCCCTGACCACAGCGAGTCCCGGCCCATCAATCTCCGGTACAAGTAACGCATTGTTGTACGCTCTGCCTGCAAGAGCGGCTTGACGTGCAGTGATATCGGGTGGTTGCCTAGCGTAATATTCGGCCACTTGCTCTCGAGTGGTTCTGTCCAATACTTGTATACAAGAGAAGTCTCCATCTTCCACTCCATGTGCCGAGTCAATTGTAACAAGATACTCATGTGTTGGATCGGGAAGGTGCCATATGCGCCAATCGTCCGTGCCGGGAACCAACTGCATATTGTCTTGAAGTAATTCTCCCTGCGTACATGCGGGAGGATCATCAATCAACCGTCTGGATATTTCCTCAACTGCGACCTGATCAAACGGGCTTTTTGCGCTGGAGGTGAAAGCTATCTGAGGAGATAGGGGATATTCAGTGTCAAAACGAACTAAATCGCCACCGAATTTTGTTCGCAACGTTTGCAAAGCCCAGCGAACTTGGCAAGGCTCGAGATTAAACTCGATCATTCTGTCAGCCCAGAAAACATCCCAGCCTTGTTGGGATGCCATCTCGTAGAACAACTGCTTTTCGTCTGATTTATGGGCACGAATCAGGCGCTCATGGAGCGCCTTGTCTCCGTGCTCCGCAGGCAGACGATAATGAACGTGCTCCTGCCAGCCGAAAAATAATGCTCGGAATATGTTGCCCGGTTCATTCTTCCAGGCCTGCCAAAAGCGATTGTAAAATGCGCCTGCTGCACCGTGAGCCGTAGACTCGATAATGCAAGTGGTTCCAAACTTATCCTCGAGCGAACCCAACTGGGACTGGAGCACGTCTTCATCAGATGTTGCACGGCGGTTTTTCCACCAGAGCGCCAGCTCAGACAGGTGAAGGAAGTCAGGGGTAGAGCCACGTGCAGCATCGGTTGCACCTTGTGTCTGGATGGCAAAGCGTGACCCGTGTGTCCACTGAATTGAATGACCGATCACCCGAGCTGGGGCAATCTCATCAAAGAAGTCTGGAAGGTTTTGCTGATAGCGCTTGGCGATACCAAAGATTTCCTTGGTGCTATCTTTAAGGTGAGCAATGCACTTGGCGTTCGCATGCTTGCTAAACTGGCAATAGTGCTGACCCAGGGCTTCAATGAGAGTTGAACAACCGACCTTTCTGGATTTTAGAATAATCAACCGGACAGGTGCGTGTGCCTGCTCCTGCTCTTCAATGGCGTTAAGTATTTGCTCCTGCTCATCGTTTAGAAGGAATGGAGTGAGCTTGTACTTGCCATCGACCATGGTTCGGATCTTCAAACAGTTCTGGAAATAGAACCGCCGGTCTGTACGACAACGCTCCCAAAATGCTTTGACCTTACTCATAAGATGGTGCCACCCACGGAAACAGAGGATAACCACAGGTGGCACCAGAAGGAGCATCAACCGTAATGTGGCACAGAGGAGTAGGCCACGCGGAGATTGCAACGACCACAGTAGTTTCTCTACCCAACAATTTCAAGCGTCTTTCGGCGGCGACGAACCCCGGCTTGCTTTATAGCTTTCTCAACATGACGCCTGGACAGGCCCGTCTTATCTATAATGTCTTTGTAGCTCAACCCCGCCTTGTATAACTCGACCGCTGCATCCAAAGACGACGACGACTCAAACTCGGCCTTGGCTGCTGTGTTGTCTAATTGCTGATCCAATACATCCGGTGCAAATGGATCCCAACTGGAATCAGTAGAGAACGCACTCGACTTCTCTACCATCTCGCCAATCGACTTGCGTACGCTCACATAGGTCTGAACCGCGCGGAGCTTCTTATGCAATGTTGACAGATCACCATCGCTCTCTTCAAACGCACGAGCCACCAAAACCTCAGTGCTGACCGCTGCTTTCAACCAGTAGTCGGCAACGTCTGACGATTCGACAGGCTTAAGTAATGATTGTGTTGTTGACGAAGTTTCACTCACACGGGTATTCTGCGCCAATGGCAAATAAAAGTAAAACAACATCTCAAATTCCCGTAGACAACGCATGCTTTGAGCTGCTGTCACGAACAGCAAACAAAACAAACATCACCGTTGGAGCGCTGGCAAACATCTGTGCGGAAGCGTTTATCGGCTCGCTCGAAAACTACGGGTGCAAATCGCCAACGACAGAAATGAAAGCAATTGTTGGAACCGGCGACAAGTTCGTCACCCTTTCAAAGCGAACCCACGAGGAACTCAACAAGGTTGGAGTTTACCTTGGGGCATCCATGTCTTCCATGATGAGAGATGCCGTGCTCGGGCAACGCTTCAACTTTCAACGCATGCAACCCGTCAACGCTCGCAGCATGGCGTCAGTTAGAATGACTCTGTTCAACCTCGAACAGACCGGCGGGCAGGCAAAGGCAGGATGATTACATACGGCGCCGCCTAAGACTCTTTAGTCTCCATCTTCAGGTTTAGAACGCTCTCTCGC